AATACCAGCACCAGGAGTTGCAGTACCACCACCAATACCAGCACCAGGAGTTGCAGTACCACCACCAATAACAGCACCAGGAGTTTCACTACCGTCACCGATACCAGTACCAGGAGTTTCCATACTATCATTAGGTTCATCAAGATTAGTTAATCCAGGTTCTGTATCAGGAGTAGTTGTTCCAGTTTCTGTATCAGGAGTAGTTACTCCAGGTTCTGTATCAGGAGTAGTTGTTCCAGTTTCTGTATCAGGAGTAGTGGCACTAGTGGAACCAGTTACAAAGCCTTCTGCAGGCGGTGTATATTTATATTTTTTAATAACACTAGGAACTTCATAATCAGCTTTTGATGTAGCATTATTAACAAAGAGATTTCTTTCTAAACCCTCAATTGCCAAAGTATTAGGTTTAGCGACAATAAGATTATTTTCATCATTGGCATCTGGAATAACAATAACATTATATTGAGGTTGGAAGTGTACATTGCCTATACCTAATTTCATGTTAAAACTACTAACACCGGGGATATTGGTAGGTTGTTCTAGATTTTGAAATCCTTCTGATTTTTCTTCAATTTTACCAGTAGCACAAAAACACCAAAAATATACTATGACCATAACAATTAAAACAAATAAAGCTATTATTATAAAAAGATTGACTTCCATATGATTTATATATAGAGTATAATTGGAAAAAGATTTTATAAAATGTAATAAAAAAATATTTATATACAATATTATGAGCAACATAGAATTAGAATTAATACATGATATTAGTAATGATTATGAATTATGTTTAGATGAAGTAGGGAGAGGATGTATGTTTGGGAATGTATATATAGCATGTGTTGTTTTACCTAAAGATAATAGTTTTAATAAAAAAGGGATAAAAGATAGTAAAAAAATAAAAAGTCGAGAGAAGTTAAATAGGATAGCAGAATATATAAAAGAAAAAGCGGTATTTTGGCATGTAGAAAGTATAAATGTAGATGTGATAGATAGTGTAAATATATTACAATCAGTAATGATAGGAATGCATAATTGTATAGATAATATATTAAAAAATATAGATTTAAAAAAAAAGAAGGTGGAGTTATTAATAGATGGTAATTATTTCAATGAGTATAAATATATAGATGGTACAAAAATAGATCATGTAACTATAAAACAGGGTGATGGTAAATTTGTAGGTATAGCGGCAGCAAGTATATTAGCGAAATCGAGTAGGGATAATTATATATTAGATTTATGTGAAAAATATCCGATATTAAAAGAGAATTATGGATTACATAATAATATGGGTTATGGTACAAAAAATCATTTAGAGGGAATAGAAAAACATGGTATAACACAATTACATAGAAAAACATTTGGAAAATGTAAGGATTTTCGTGATAAAATAAAAGATATACTATAATATATATATATATGTCTTCGACAAGATTTCATTATGATAATGCAAGAATAAAAGAACAAAATCGCAAACAAACATTTTTAGGTCGTTATCAAATAGATGTGCCAGGTCCAGGAAGTAATTTACCATTTATTGAAGATCCATACTTTAGACTAGAACAACATGGAGCAAATTTAACAACAGATAAAACGGATTTAGAGAGTGATTTTAGAGGTTTAACACGTAAATCAAATCGTGATTTATTAAATGAAAATAATTATAAAAAACAATCAATACAAACTACACCATTAACATATGGAAATTCACAACCATATACAGAAGAAAGTAGAGTAAGTCATCCAGCATGGATTTATAAAGATTTAGAACAAAGTAGATGGGAATTACCTATAATAAATCCACAATTATTAGCAAATTTAGAAAAACCATTTCATAGTAATATATCATCACGTATAATAGAGAAAGATAATCATAGACCAATCATACCAGATTTAGATAATTAAGTAAGTAAATATAATTATTTTATATATCTAATATAATTATATATGGAATTACTAGTACCTGGATTTGCATTAGCATCATTGTATTATGTTAATAATAAAAACAAAAAGAATGAAGGTTTCAAACAACAAGATCTACCTAATGTTAATTTAAGAGATAAAAATTATCCATCTGAACAAAGACCTATGTTTTTAGGTGAAACAGCTTTAGATGATGTTTATAATACCAGTAAATTGTCGGCTAATAATAAATACAATGATACGGGGACTTTTACAGATAAATATTATCAACCAAATCAACTTGAATCATCAAGTGAGACTATAAATAATAGTTTAGATGATTGTTATAATCCAGAGTATAAAAATATGTCTGGACAAACTGTAGGAAAAGAGTATTTTAAACATAATAATATGGTTCCATTCTTTGGTTCTAAACCTAAAGGACAAATTAAAGAACAAGGTTATGATAGTATTTTAGATAATTATATAGGTAATGGTAGTCAACAAATAAATAAGTCTGAACAATCTCCATTATTTGCACCACAAGAGAATGTTCAATGGGCGTTTGGTACACCTAATAACAATGATTTTATGATGTCACGTGTTAATCCTAGTAATAGAAGAGCTAATGAAAAACCATTTGAATCTATTCAAGATGCTCCTGGATTAAAACATGATGGTAAATTTGCTGGTTATAATGCTGGTCAAATGGGTCGTGATGAATGGCAACCAAAAACGGTTGATGATTTACGTGTTTTATCTAATCAAAAAGCCGGTGGTATTTCTTTATTAGATCATGAAGGTCCTGGTGTATCTCAAGTTAAAAATATGGGTCAATTAGGCGTTCAAGAAAAAAATCGTCCGGAAAGAATTTATGAAAATACTCCAGATAGATGGTTTACCACAACTGGTGCTGAACAAGGACGTACACTAAGAGCTGAACCTATTTTAAGAGTTGTTAATCGTCCTGAAACAACAACTGATTATACTGGTGCTGCTGTATCTCAAGTAGAAGGTGAATATGTTCCTGGTGAATATATGCCATCTACCAATATTCATTTAGGTGAGCGACCATTGGGTGTACCCAATGCATCTGGTAATAATAATCCCCATGCAGGTGATTATGGATTAAATTCTAAAAAAGCATATCCTAATAATCGTAGTGAAAATGAGCAACCAAATTTCATGGGTGCCATAGGAACAACTGTAAGTGCTGCGGTATCCCCATTAATTGATATTCTTCGTCCTTCTCGAAAAGAAAATGTAATTGGCAACTTAAGACCATATCAAAACCCAGGAACTACTGTACCTGAAAGTTATATATTTAATCCTAATGATAGAACAAAAACTACACATAGAGAAACTACTGAAAATAATAAACAAAATGGTTATATTAATCGTGGACAATTCGGTGATGCTTATAAAAATACTGAACATCAAGTCGCTTTTACTAATAGAAATATTACTGGTGATTTCTTATATTCTGGTAATGCTAATGGTAATAGAGAAGTTCGTTCGAACGTTGCTGAATTAAATCAACGTAATAACGATATGAAGAGTGCTACTATCAAAGGTCGTATGCAAGCTGGTAATATGAGTTTATATAATAATGATATTAATATGACACAACGTAATGGTGATCATATATTAAGAAATGATAGACAAATATCTGCCAATAGAGGTGGTCTCGGTAATATACCTGATGCAAATTCTTTTGGTCAATTATCAGGTAAAGACAATTCATTATATCAAACTATTAATATGGACCGCAATAACGCAGATCTTTTAAAAGCATTGAAATCTAACCCTTATGTTACTAATTATAAAAATGCCCTTTAAATATATAATTAAATATGATATAATTATATATGATTATAAAAAAAGAGAGAAAGCAGGGAATAAATATTTATACAGTTGCAAAAAATTTAACAGATGAAGAAATGGAATTAAGAATGAATAGATTTGTTGATATTAAAGATATTGATACTATAATTAGAAACGAAAATTGTGATGTATATACAGAAGAAGGAGATTTGTTATTAAGGTTTAGAAAAAAAGCTCTTACTAAAAAAAATACAGATAAATTTTACGATAATATTATTAAATTTGCTCATAACACTTCTTCCAATAGAGGAAGTACTACTGGTGCTGAAACAAAAAAGAAAAATGTAAAAGATAATCCCCATGTTATGTCCAATATTTTTGGTTATTTTGATAGATGGTCCCCTAGTCAAAAATTTGTTTTTAAAAAATTAGGTGTAAAACCTATGGTTGATGTTAGAGAAACTAGATTTAATATGGAAAGTCCTGAAAAATATGAAAAAACTATACCTCTTTTAAGAGAAATTAATAAACAATATAAAAAATTAGCCCCTCAACAATATAAAAAACAATATAAAAAAGCAAAGGAAACACATTTTAAAATTGATAATACTGCATTTACTACTGTAACTACTAATATTAATTTTCAAACTACTGTTCATACCGATAAAGGCGACGATGTTGAAGGTTTTGGTAACTTGGTTACATTTGAAAATGGTAGTTATTCTGGTGCTGAAACATGTTTTCCACAATATGGTATAGGAATAGATGTAAGAGAAAACGATTTTTTACTAATGGATGTACATGAACCTCATGGAAATCTACCACTTGTACTTAATAGTGTAGATACAGAGAGAATGTCTATTGTATGTTATTTGAGAAAAGGTGTTTGGGAAAAAACTAGAAATAAAACTAAAAAATTCTTTGAAAAACATAGAAAAACAATGAAAAAATTGAGGAGAATTGGTTAAATTTTATTATTTTAAAATTATATACATGAGATTATATATTTTTATTTTATTACTTTTTCTTATTATTCTTTATTTTTACTATTATTTAATTAAAAATACTAATAATCATATTAAATATAAATTTAAATTTTATAAAATTAAAAATGAAAGAAAATCTTTAACAGATCTTGATAATAAGATTATATCACAAATATCATATATTAATTCAACATATAAAAATAACACCATATCTAAAAAAAATATTCAAAATAATATGAAAGAATATAATTATAATTATAAAAACGCAAGAGATATATGTCATTTTAATTATGCCACTAATGCTTTCAGTGAAAATGTTCAATTAATTAATAATTATTTAATCAAATTAAATAATATTGAAAAAGATATGGTTGATAAATCTAATAATTATACCAAATCATCTTGTGATATATTAGATAAAACTACATTCTATAATGCATTTAATATTATAAATTCTATTATTTTTTTATTTTCCAATAATATTGATAAATACTATTTTACACATATTATTCAATATTATGAATTTTTATATGATAAATATACACTTTTATATCGTTATATAAATAAAAACAATATTGTTAATATCGGTAATATTAAAACCATTTTTATTTCTAGTCATCATGAAGCATGTGAATGGATTTTTAAAGAATTTACAAATGATAAAATACCTACCATATTACATGTCGATAGTCACCCTGACTTAAACCCATATTATAATCCAAATAAATTATTTGATATTAAAAATAATATTAATAATAATGAAAATATTAAAGAATTATATACTGATATACTTTCTAATGATATCGGTTCTGTTATCGCACCCTCTATTAATCCATATAAATATAATGGTGGATTTTATTGGTTAATCCCAAAATGGGTTCCTAACAAAAATATAGAAAAAGGTATTTTTACACAAATTATTAAAAATAATGCAAATGAAGAATCTACTAATATAATTTGGGATGGTGATTCTAAAGATTTCGACGATAATCATCATGATACTGTTATTAAAAACCTAACTCCTATTAATTGTAATTCCGCTTATGTTGATGATTTTTTTAAATTTAATCATCATATTGAAAATGGATATATTTTAAATATTGATTTAGATTATTTTGTAACTGCCGGTGAACATAATAGTATTTATGATCCTGTCTCACATAATCGCACTACTATTGATAGTCAGCGTATAAAAAAAGACGCTTTTTATTCTATGAAAAAAAATAAAGAAATTAATAATGAAATAAATATTATTCGTAAACGCATTGACCATTTTATTATTCTTATTCGTAAATTAAAAAATATAAATAAAATACCTAGTTTCATTATATTATGCAATAGCTCTCAAAGAAATATTAATTTATTCCATGAACCATGGTTTGATGTTAATAATAGTATTTATTCTTTAATGGATAGTCATAATGAATATACCCCAAAATATTTATCTATCTGGCTACAACATACTTTATTAATGCATCTTAAAGAGATTTTTGAATAATTTCTATAATTAATATACACGTAATTATAGAATTTAATACTTTCTTCGTGTTTTTCTTCTTTTCTTAAGAGATTTTCTCTTTGTTTTTCTCCTTTTCTTAAAAGATTTTCTTCTTTTTCCTCCTCGGATTTTTACCCGTTTTTCTACATCAACTGTGTCACTAGTAAATATATTATTTGCTTTAAGACCACCTAAGTAATCATTTATTTTACTCAATTGACGTGTTAACGCTCCTGATTGTCCTTCTTTTAATGCATCAATAAATTCTTGTTTTTCAGTTTCACTATTCGCGTAAATAGTTGTTGCATACAAATCTTTTTTCTTATCACCACGAATATAATCTACGCCATCCCATTTTGATAATAGACGTTGTGCTGATGTTTCTGTCCTTGACATTTTATAGTAATCCCTTTTTATATTCTTTGTTTTTTTAACAAATAAATTAAATGCTGTATTTATAGTTACAGGTTTATTGTAATCATTATAATTTGATGTACCTTTTGTGTAGCAAAAGTTTTTATGATTTATCAATAATGATAATAAAATGTTTGTATTATCTATCATTTTTTTTGTGTTACCTTCATTCAATGCCCCAGTCTTTCCCTCAAGATCCCAATAAAAACTAGGACAAAATTGTATCATAGTTGAAATCATTTTTTTATTTTTTTCAGCGTATTCTTTTATTTGACTTCCATGATTATTATAAATAGTAGTACTACTTCCACGATTGTTTCTATTTTCACTCTTAGTAATAACATTAAGATCTGTAAATGCGGTAGTTTCAGGATGTTCAAAACAAGAATGTATGTGTTCAAAAATTATAAGAAGAAATGACTTTAATTGTTTGTATGTAATTCCTTGAGCTGTATTTTCTTCTGCTATGGATTTTATTTTTTTCCTCACATCTGAATATTCTGTAACACTAGAATAATTATTAGCATTCGGATCAAATAAATAAAATAAATCACGCATTAAATATTTCCATCCATTATTATTAAATTTTTCCCTCTTATTTTCATCACTTGGCTGATATGTAAATATAGTTTGATATTCACCAACAAATACATGTTGTGTAAAAAAATTATATGAACTTTTTATGTTACCCCAATCATTATATATTTTTGGATCCATATATAATATATTAATATAATATTATATATTAAACAGAATTAATATCAGTGTTTAATTTGTTGTGTATAAATTAAACTCGTCATTCCTAATCCTTCATATTATGTTTATTCTAAAATGAATAGAATTAATATCAGTGTTTAATTTGTTGTGTATAAATTAAACTCGTCATTCCTAATCCTTCATATTATTTGAACCTCATCCACCATTTAATGATGTAAATTTATTTGAACCTCATCCACCTTTTCTCTTAGTTTTTCTACGTTTCTTAAGAGATTTTTTTTTTGTTCTTCTTCTTTTTCCTTTATTTTTTCGAGTTTTTCTCTTTGATCTACCACCTGCATTTGGGTCAGGCAATGCTTGGTCTGGTGTTAAATTTTCATCAAAAATAGAAAAATTATTATTATTGCCATGATTTTCAGTGTCTCTTTCATTTTGATCATTTTGAGATGGATGAAATGCTGTATTTAGTAGATCATCACCTGTAGGTATTTGTACATTATCTTCTAAATTATTAGTATTTATTAAAAATTCATTAGGATTAACATGACTATTATCATTATTATAGAGATTTAATGAAGAACGATCATTTCTAGGAGGTTCTTTTTTACCACCATGGTTTCTATAAAATGCTATAGCGGTTTCGTCAATATTTTTCCAATTTGGGTTATATATTGGAGTTTGTCCTTGTGAACGAACTTTTGTCAATTTTGGTTCATCTTCTCCGTATACTAGTTCACCATTTATATTTTCTACTGGTACATGGAGTTTTTGACCATATTCATCTGTTATATTTAAAGGTAATCTTATACCAGTAGTAGTACCGGATCCACCTTTTTCTGTAAAAGCAGGTATTTTTTTGAATTTAAATTCAGTCATACCAGTTTTTTTCTTTATCATAGAACCATAATCAGGATATTTCTCTAATAATTTTTTTGTAGCTTCTTCCATAGGTTTTAATCTTGCTTCAAAAGTTCCTAATCCACCTTCTTTGCCATAATATTTAGTTTCAAAACCAACTTTATCAAATCTAAGTACAATGCGATCATGATCGAAATATCTTAGTGTTCTCTCTACATCTTCTTTTTGACCGTTACTTTTTGTAATAGTTAATTGTATAGCTTTTAATTTTGGACGATTTATAATACCATAAAATGCTCCTACAATATATCTTAAATCTCTTGATAGTTCAGGTCTACCTTCTCTAAAAAATGGATTAAATACAGGATATACACCCCAAATATATGATTTTTGTTTTTTACATTCATTAAATGCACTTTTAAAAAAGAAATCAAGAGAATGATTTTTAAATTCAGAAGACATACTTAAATCTATATTTGAAATATCATCATCAAAAAATACAATATTCTCTCCTTCTTTGTACATATTAATAATAAATTGTCTTTGTTGTACTAAACCTTTTTTACCAATAATTAACTTGTTATATAAATTTTTATTTAATACTTCATGATATTTATTGTATTCAGTTTTATTAGCAACAAAAACATTAATTAATTTTTTTGGAATATTATTATTTTTTAATGTTGTAAGTGTTTTATCGTTACAAACATCACTACGTTTATAACTTGGTATACATATTATATAAGTCATTATAATATATATATATATTTAATTAAATAATAATTGTGTTAAAATAAGAAGACCTAATATTTGCCACATAGATTTTGCTGGTTTCGCAAATGAAATTAATTTAACAACAATATTATTCCATAAATACATACCAATAGCAGAAATAACAGCTAAATAAAAGAATATTGTAATAATTAAAGTAATAAGTGTTGTTGCACCTGATGCAGGTTTTATAGTTTGAATAACTATATGACCTCCATTAAAACCTTCTGTTTTCTCTTCATTTGATGTTAATAAATTATTTAGAACTTTATTAACACTTTCAAACATAATATATATAAATATCAAGATAATATATTTTTCTAAATTTGAATACGATTAAATTTATTTTTATCAACCACTAATAATTCATTATCAGTTTTATTTACAATTTGATATTTTTTATCATTTAAAAGAAGATAACTTCTATTTTGTTTGTCATTCATAATAATAGGTTTGCCTTGTCCACCTGATATTTTTTCTTGTGGATCTTCTTGTGGATCTTCTTGTGGATCTTCTTGTGGATCTTCTTGTGGATCTTCTTGTGGATCTTCTTGTGGATCTTCTTGTGGATCTTCTTGTGGATCTTCTTCTTCTCTTATTTTATCTATTTTTTCTGATATTTTTTCTTGATCTTTTTTTAATAATTTATCTTCATATACTTTTATATTTTCCAATTCAATTTCTTCTGGTGTTTTGTAAGGAAGACCTTTTGATTTTCTTTCATTACATTCTTTCATAGTTTCATTTATATTACATTTTTTTCTAATTTTCTTTTCATCCTCTGCTTCTTTTTTATTAAATGTAACTAATAATTTTTTATTTCTATCTATAAAATCTTTATACAAGTTACTATCACTATTATTTAATTCATCTTCAAATAAAGATAAAATTATTATTAATTGATATATATCATTTATTTGAAATTTTATATTATCTCTTAAATTTATATCTAAATTTGGATGTCGAATAACATAAATAAAGGTTCTTTCACTTATTACTGTCCCACAATAAAATTGTAATAATATTCGTTTTATATTATCATTTTGAAATTTATTTACTATATCATTTATATCACTTACAATTTTTTTTGAATTTATATCTAGTGATTTTTCAATTACATTAAAAGGGTACATTCTTAAATGTCTTAATAAATTTAAATTATCATCAGTATTCATTTAATATTATATAATATTAAAAGATATATTTATATAATATATAAACATGTTCTGTTGTATTCTGCGAAAAAATAATAAAAAAAATACTTTCCAAAAACAAGTTATACAAGAACCGGATGAAAATATTTATATTAAAGAAAATGATGAGATAGAAAATGATGAGATAGAAGAGGAAGAGATAGAAGAGGAAGAGATAAAAGAGGAAGAGATAAAAGATGAGGGCATAGAAGAGGAAGAGATAAAAGATGAGGGCATAGAAGAGGAAGAGATAAAAGAGGAAGAGATAAAAGATGAGGGTATAAAAGATATAGAGACACAATTATGTTTAAAATGTAGTAAAATTCTAAGATTAAATGAATTATATTCAATAGAAATAGAAAAGATACCGATAAATGTATGTAAAAAATGTTCAGAATTACCAAAAATAGAATTAAATAATTGGTATACGGATACGTGTGTAAAAAATATAAAAGAATTAATATTAACAATTAAATTTAAATCAAAAAATTATATTTTTGTAAAATATAAGGATGAAGACATTAATAACTCAATAAATAGATTTATTAGATTAATAGGTATAGGTATAAATAATGAAAGAATGAATAAAAAAATAAATAGATTAATAAAAAATAAGTTATTAAAAAAATAGCATAAATAAAATACACAAGAATATGATATATGTCTTCAAGAACATTATATAATCCGAATACACAAAATCAGTTATTATTACAAAGTTTATTAAATTTTTATAATGAGACAGAGAATTTAAGAACGATGATAAATATTATAAATGGTGAATCAAAAATATCATTACGTATTATAGATTGGTTTGTAACAAATTATGCAAAAAAAAATTATACAATATATAAAATAGATAATTATCCAAGATTTAAAGTATATAATGATTATAAATTAAAATTAAAAGCATATTCAAAAAAGAGATTTGATCCATTTTGTAGGTGGGATAGAATAGTAATTCCATATGATGGGGATAATAATATGGAAACAACGATAGGTCAATTAAATTTTTTCAGATGGGCGATAGAGAATAAGATATTAGATTATATTAATCAAAATTATGAAAAAATAGAATGTGATATGAATACGAGAAATAGTTCTTCCAGAAAGAAAAAAGAGCCGGTTGATAATAATACAAAAACGAGAAAAAAAAGGGAGGAATTATCAGTATCTGCATGTAAATGCATAAAAAAAGAATCAGTAAATATAATAGTAAAATTTGATGAAGTTTAAATAAGTCTGTCGGTATTTAAATTGGGTATAGTTTCTAATGTAGAATTTATAAATTTAGATGCCATATTTAACCATTCTAAACCGGGATCATCTTTATGATTAGGGTTATATGTAGCATTAAGATTAGAATTTATATTAAGTACTTTTAATTGCGAATATAACCATTTTATATGATAATCATGACATTTTTTTAAATAATCTAATGGTAAACTATCTTCACCAGTTCTATCTCTTTTCATTACACGTTGATGACAAACATTTGGATCAGCATGTATAAATATTATACCATCAGTATTATATTTTGTTTTATATGAATTATAAAATTGTAGATAAATATTATAATTTATATCATCAATACAACCATCATCATATAACATTTTTGCAAATACATTTTTATCAGCATCTAATGATCTTTCAGTAATTATTAATTTACAATTAGGATTTTCACTAATAGTTTTTGTTAGTAGATTTAATCTAGTAACATAAGCCATTATTTGAAATGAAAATGCATATTTTTTATTATCTTCATAAAATCTTTCTAAAATATTCTTATTCTCATTATCTTTTACTTTTTCCCAAATATCTACGGGTTCTGTTAAAAATACAACATTATTATTGTCTTTGTATCTATTTCTTAACTCTTTAACAAAGGTAGTTTTTCCAGCTCCGATATTTCCTTCAATGGAAATAATTTTTGGTATTTTATAGATAGTGAAATCCATTTTTATTGATATTTATTGAGAAAATTTATATCAATATATATATCAATTTTACAAAATATTTTTTGGTTTATATCTCAGGATATCTAATATTTCTGTAGTTGTTTGAAATAATTCCTTACCATATATGTCTTGTAATAATAACCATTCAAACATACCACCATTATAAATATATATATGCTTAAATCCTAATGATTTTATTTGTGAATATTTAGTTTCAGTATTTGTATCGTTACAATTTTTACCATATATTATAATAATTTTATCATAATATTCATATTGACTAATTAAATTATTAATAATACTTTCTTCATTATTTGAAGTTATTGTATTTATAATTAAACAATCCTGTTCATTAGCTAATAATGTATTTATAATAATATATTTTGTGCTATTATATTTAGTAATATTTTGTAAATCTTCAAATGAAATATATTTTGGTAAAGCCTTTTTAAATAATGTTCCAATCATTGTATAATTGTTTGTTTAATATTTATATATTTTTTATGTAAAATTGAATAAAAAATACTATTATTTTTAATATCAAATTATAATAAAATGGATCTTACTCAAAGTAAATTATCTAGACAAGAATGGAATAATCTTGAAACTTCAGTTTCAGATAATGAAAAAATAATATTGAATATATTAATAGATGGTTACGAAAATAATGATATATGCATTAATAAAAATTTATCTCTATTAGAGGTATTTAAATTAGAAACTATAGATAATGGCATAGAACAATATATATACGAAAAATATTTTAAACAAAATATGATTGATATTAATAAAAAATATAATAAAAATAATACTCAAAAATTAAGTGATCCGATTAAATTACAAAAAATTAGAAGTGTTGATATGCTTAGATTAAAAAATATAGATGTTGATAAATTTAAAAATGTTATATTTGAATATACATTAATTGATTTATATAAGGGTTTATTAAAAAGTATACATAAAAAATCCGATAAATACCCATTATATGTTTATACTATTATACAAATTTTAAAAACAAAAATTAAAAATATTAATAGTGTTCTTAAGAATATTATTATGAATAAAGTAAATGAAATTAAAAATAAGATTGACTTAAAATATTTAATTAAGAATGCATATACATTAATTGAGCAAAATGAAGCATTATTTAAATATAATGATATTGAATTATATAAACATCAAAAAGATGTATATGAAATTTATAAAAATAAAGATAAATATACACCATCATTGGTTCTTTATACTGCTCCTACTGGTACTGGTAAAACATTAACACCTATTGGTTTATCTAATAAATATAAAATTATATTTGTTTGTGTTGCTAGACATATTGGTCTTGCACTTGCTAAATCAGCTATATCTATGCATAAAAAAATCTCTTTCGCATTCGGATGTGATAATTATGATCAAATTCGTTTACATAATTTTTCGGCAAAAAGTTTTTATAAACATGATAAAACTGGTAATACATGTTCTTGTAATTGGAAAAATTGTAAAGCTACTGATGGTAGTTATATTAAATTTAAAGATGGTACTAAAAAAATTAATCATTCTGATGGTAGTGATGTTGAAATTATGATTTGTGATGTTAAATCTTATATTTCTGCAATGAACTTTATGTTACAATTTAATGATAAACATGATATTATTACATTCTGGGATGAACCTACTATCACTTTGGATTATAAAGAACATGAATTACATAATATTATTTCTAAAAATTGGAATGAAAATCAAATCCCAAATTTAATTCTATCTTGTGCTACCTTACCTAAACAAACTTTAATTCAACCCATTATTGATAATTTTAAAAATAAATTTCAAGATGCTATTCATTATAATATCTCCAGTAATGAATGTAAAAAATCTATACCTATTATTAATGTTAATCAACAATATATTTCCATACATAATATGTTTGATAATTATAATGAACTTGCTCTCGCTATTGAACATATCAATTTAAATAAATCTTTACTTCGCTATCTTGATTTAAATTCTATTATTGATTTTATTGAATATTATAATAAATATATCATCGATACTTCTCATAAATTACATTATAATAATTATTTTAATAATGATATTATCAATATTACTATGGATACTATTAAAAATTATTATTTAAAATTATTATCTTCTATTAGTGATACTTCTTTTAATAAAATATATACTCAATTCCCTATGGAAAATAATAAAACTGTTTTTAATAATTTTAATAAAGGTATACAATTTACTACTAATGATGCTTATACATTAACTGATGGTCCTACTATATTCTTATCTGATAATGTTCAAAAAATTGGTTCATTTTATATTCAACAAACTAAAATACCTGAAAATGTTTTTAAAGAAATATTAGCTAAAATGGGTATTAATGAAAAAATTGCCAAAGAAATTGAAGATGTTGAAAAATTAATTGCTAATAAAGAAGAAAAAAATAGTCGTGATGATGGCGAAGATCGTAAAAAAGAAGATAATGAAGATAAAGAGTGGTATAATAAAATTAATAGATTGAGAAAACAAATATTAAATATATCTTTAGACTCTAAATTCGTCCCTAATACTATTGAACATCAAAAATTATGGCTTGATGATATTAAAGATAACCGATTTATGCCTTTTATTGATGAACATATCGCAAAAGAAATTATGACACTTAATATTGCTAATCATTATAAAGTATTACTTTTAATGGGTATCGGTGTTTTTGTTAAAGATATTAATATTGATTATACTGAACTTATGAAAAATTTAGCTAACAAACAACAATTGTTTATTATTATTGCATCTACTGATTATATTTATGGTACTAATTATCAATTCTGTCATGGTATTATTAGTAAAGATCTTGAAACTATGTCTCAACAAAAAACTATACAATCCCTCGGACGTATCGGTCGTAATAATATTCAACAAAATTATACTGTTCGTTTCCGTTCTGATAATATGATTTATAAATTATTTAAACCTGATCCTAATAATCTTGAAGCTAATAATATGGTTAATCTATTTTCTTAATTAATTATAAAATTGAATAAAATACTTTTTTTTATTCAATTTAAAATAAATATGACAAGAACAAGAAAAAATATTAAATCCAGTTTTTGCTATTGATACATGAAATTTCTCAACTATATTATGGTAATATATCTGGCATTCTTAATTAATAATGGGATCTTGTTTTTTATAACCATTTATGCAGCTAAATTATATATTATAATAAACTACTTAAATCTATCTCACCATAATAAATATAAACACAAGATAAGACAATTATATGAGTGATTCATGTAATTATCATAATAGAATTACTGATATAAAATGTAGATTAGATGCAGATATGGCACGACAATTAGAAGTTGCTATGATTAATTTAACCCCTTCATGGCAAAGAAAATATGAAGCATGGAAAGATGAATGGAGAACACAACTAATAGAGGTAATTTTAGATGGTCAAACTATAAATCCTATATGGACAATAGATAATGATGATGAAGATTGTGAAGATGTACTTGATGGTATGCATAGATTAACAACCATTTTTAAGTATCTTAATAATGAGTTTGCATTAAATAAAAAGTATTTTCTTGATAAAAATTTAAATGAAAAATATCATAATTGTAAATTTGATGATTTGAATAAAGACACCCAGAAAAAATTTAAAGATTACAAATTATCATTTAATAAATTAGACTCAAGTTATCATCATAATTCAGATAAAAGACATCAAAAATGGAAACAATTAAATCAAAATGCAGCACCTTTAAACCATTTTGAATATAATAAAGGTTTGTTTGTTAATTTTTACAATGCAATAACTCCACATAAAGATTATTATATTGAAAAATTATTTTTTCATAAAAAGGATAATAGAGGTGCTATTGAAATGAAGATTATTGAAATTTATATTTTATCTAATAATTTACCTAATAATTGGGGTAGCATTTCTAATATGATTGATAAATTTTGTACTGAAGAAATCGGTGAATCAACTGAATTTATAAATATATATTTGAAAAATGAAAAACAAAATATAGAAAAAAAAGTTGATTTTACAAAAAAGGTTATAACAACCTTATATAATGAACAAATTTTCGCCACTGATAACAAAAAATATTCAGCATATTTTATTATTTATCAAATACTTATTGGTAGATTGGTATTTTTTTTTACAAAAGATAATAATCCTATCAAGTTATTTAATAGACATTGTCAAGATATAATTAAAATTATGAATAAAAAATTTTTTGAAGTTGAAATATCCGCTTTATTAAATAGATATGACTTGCAAACTAGAAATTCTCAATTTCAAAAAAATTTATGTAATGATATTGATGAACTTATAGAAGATATTTGTAATCGAACCGCCAGTCAAAGATTTTTTACAAAATCTGTTATTATTAAAAAGTTAAAAGAACAAGATAATAAATGTGTAATATGTAAACAAGAAAAAAATGGTGGTTGGGAAGGTGATCATATATTAGAATGGTCTAGAGGTGGAACTACTACATATGATAATTTACAAGTACTATGTACATTTTGTCATCAGACTAAAACACGCAATATGGCATCGGGATAAAATTTAATCATGTTTTATATTTTTTCTATAATCTTTTATCCCTCCTGAATATTCATTTACATTTACAAAACCTTTTTTTAATAATTCTTCTAATGCTAATTCTGACGCATTGCATTTACTGTGAGCACAATATGTAACTATTGGTATCTCATATATATCTATTTTCTTATTTTTTATGTATGTATTTAATTTCGGATAATGTAATTTTACTACATTTTTAAACCATTCAAATAAATTTTCTTGTGACATTTTTTTTATCTCTGAATGAAAAAGATTGTATGAATTCGGTATATGATCTTGTGCATAATATTCTGATGGTAATGCATTTATAAATACTGTATAACCTTCATTTAATAATTTCATTGATTTTTTAAAATCATATTTACAAACTATTATTTTTGTATAAATTTGTTTATTCCAACCATCTTTTCCTTCAATTACAAAATGCATGTGTCTAAAATATGTCTTTTCTTTATATTTATTTACTGCTGTAGTTGAATATACTTGTGGACAACGTAATTTAAATGTTACTTCCCCTTTATTATTTACTGTCGTTACACCATGATTTGAAAAATTATTATATGCATATTTCGCATTTTTTATAATTGGTGTATTATTTTCTTTCTCTTCCGAACCCCAATATAACACTTTTTTCCCTATATGTGATCTTCCTACATCTACAGTTATTTTTATATTCGCATTTTTTGGTACACGATTATTATTATCTTCAATATTATCTATAAAATTTTCGACATAATCTATTTCTGATAACCATTTCGGCTTTAAATCACTCTTTGATTTTATTACTTTATCTATGCTAAATTCTAAACAACTTGCGCAAATTTCACTCATTATATATATTATTATTATAATAAAAAACATGTTTATTTTTTATTATATTGGTATTATTTTTTTTAATTTTGTTTCCGGATTTATTCTTTCCACTCTCATATCACGCGTTATAAATATTGCAATTGACAATAATAATATTATTATTATTACTAACACTCCATATAAAATATTATAATTAAATTTACAACATTCTGACCTATCATCCAAACAACATATCATACTATTTTCGTTATTATATGATATATCTCTGCTTTGTATTTCTAAAAAGTTACATTTCTCATCCTCTTGAAAATAATAATTTGTTATACATAATGTTGTCGGTATCGCTGTCGGTTCAGATGTCGGATACGACGTTTCACTTCGTTTACAACAGTTTTCTCTATTATCCGCACAACAATCTACAAATCCTGTCCAACAATCTTTGCATCCCGGATATATCTCTTTTATATTATCTCTATGACATGTTATTAATTCTGCTTCCTCATAATAATATCCATTCTTACTATAATAATTACACCATTCATTATAATAATGTGGTTTATCACCACACATTTTATTATTTAAACATGTCATTTGTAATATTAATTATTACTTTTTATTTATAATAAAAAAACTTAATCAATTTTACAAAATACACGTAAAATTGATTTTATTTCAACGGCTTTTATTTAAAGTATAGAAAGTATGTCCGATACAGAATAAAAAAACGGGTGAAGAGAAACGAGAAGAATCTCGTATAAGAAAACAAAAATCAAGACAAAAACAAAGAGAAAAATATAGCGATGAAGAATATAAAAGAAAAGTTGCTTCTGATAGAGCTAAATTAAGAAAAGATAAAAAGGAAACTGAAGATGATAATTAATTGGTGTTAATATTATAAACTTATAATATTAAATTTTTTTATTGATAGCATTAAAAAAAGAATTAATAATAATTGTCGGTCACAAATGTCACAATAATTTGATCAATTTGAGTAAGCTACACCAGCCATACCACTCATAATTCTTAATACATTATAGTTGACGGCATATACGCGTACCTTGGCGGTGGCGGTACCGGCAACAGTGGAAGAAGAAAGAACAAGCTGAAGAACGGCATTGTCAATTCTGGAGAAATTGCATGTACCTGATGGTTGGTGCTCTTCAGGGCGAAGGGCGAATGAGTAAACATTGATACCGGTATCAGGGGCACGTGTGTGGTGTTGGTAAGGTTGTACAACATCGAAGTATGAACCTTCACGCTCGGAGATGCGGTCTTGACCGTTAAGTTGTAATTTGGCAGTTACAACAGGGTTCTCACCCCAGCAGTGCATGTCCTTGGCGGTTTCAGCAAGTACGAATGTACCGGCATCGGAAAGGTTGGCCATAGCACCACTGTTAACACCGGCTTCCCAGTTACCTGAGGCGGAGGCGGCGGAGTCACCAGCAAGGTCCATTTGGAAGAGACCAGAGTCGTTGATAACATCAGCGGTAGAAGCTTTACCACCGAAAGCGTGGATAGCATTAGGGAGGGCATCAACACCATCAGTATAATTGAAAGGTTGGGCACCAAGAGCACGGTAAAGGACTGAACCACCTTCAAGGGATGAACAGTAATCTACGTTAGAGTCAGGTTGGACAACCCAGATAAGCTCTTTACAAGGATGATTGAAATTGAGCTTGATTTTGTTGGAGGAAGAACCGACAGATTCATCACCAGTGAATTGAACTTGCTCAATGAGGTACTCATGAGGGTTTTGGGCCATTTTTCTACGTTCATCAGTATCAAGGAAGATATAATCAACATAAAGAGAGGCAGCAACAAGGGATTGTTGATAAGCGTTTGTTGTGGATACAGTACCTGAGACAGCATCAAGTTGTTTACAGGCCCATAAGCACTCACCGATAGGACGGAAATCGATGTTGATCTTGACCTCGTGGTATTGAAGGGCAATAAGAGGAAGGGCAAGACCAGGGTTACGGCAGTACCAGAATGAAAGAGGTACGTATAAAGTGGTCTCAGGAAGAGCATCACGAGGAGCACATACTTGTTGAGGACCACCGGCAGCAGCACAAGGACCAGAGATAGGATCGAATGATTTATCAGTGATGTATGTAAGTTGTGTTGTGTTACCAACCATTTTGTGGTAACCAGCAGTTTGTTCAGATGACATGGTTACTTGATTCCAGATGTGCATCCAATCACCGTATTGACGATCAATTCTTTGACCACCAATTTCAATCTCAACTTGGGCAATAAGTTGCTCACCAGGGAAATCTAACCAACGAGCATATACACCAGCGGTATCACCGGAGGCTTTCATGTTTTGGTTAATCTCAGGAAGAGTTACTTGAAGATAAGTGCGGTAAGCAAGATCACCATTACGGCTGATTGTGCATGTTACACGACGACCGAAATCGGCTTGTCCAGAGAATGTTTGTTCAATGGATTCCATCGCAAAGTTAGTGTGTCTGCGGTATGAGACTTTCCAGAAAGTAATTTCTGGTGTACCAGTAAGAAAAACGTCTTGTGCGCCATAGGCGACTAGTTGCATAAGAGCTCCACCCATATTATATACAATTCCTAAAGATATTAAATGTCAGGAATAACACGAAATTTAATGTTTTTATCTACTAAAAGTGTTTTTTAATTAATTTTTAATTATTTTTTTATATCATAGTTAGATGTATTTTAAAACATATTTAATATCTATTTTATAATCGTATTATTATTCTCTATAAAATTTTCTAAATAATTATTATCAAATATCTCCTGTCTATTCTCGTGTCTTTTTGAAAATATATAACTATTCTCCTTCTTCTTAATGCTCCAACCACCCTCTAATGCATTATTTATAAATAATAATTTTTGTAACTGTTTATTATCTATCTTATTAACTCCATCTTTTAATTTAAAAGACTCCATTTAATTTATAATTAAATAAAATTTTTTATAATTATACGGATAATTTATATAAAAAAAGATCCGGTTTATTTATTAATGAATAAAAAAATCCCTAATATAAATACAACCATCGATATCAAACATAATGAAATGATTGAACGTTTTAAAAATATAGAAGACGTTATTATACCCAATCTTAAAAATGATAATGTTAAATTAATTGATGAAATAAAACATTATAAAACTAAAAAAGATGTCGATATCTATATGGAATTAAAAGATCGTATACTCGCTAATAAAAAAAAAATTAAAAATCTTAAAAAAGAAAAAGATAATTATTTTATTGAAAATAGTTTCTATATATTTAAATATTTTGAAGAGAAAAAAAAAATTTCTTCCGGTGATAATAATCAAAATATGAATGTTTTAAATACCTTTTTTAAAATTAAATCTAATTCTGATGATAATGAATATGTTAATAATGAAAAATATACTAACTCCCGTATCACATATCAAAATTATTGGAAAAATATTAATAATGAAATTCTTAATATTAAAGATTTTATTGTACCTTCCGATATATGTGAATCTTGTCATAAAGGTGAACTTATTTCACAAGATGAAGAAGGTATCCTTATTTGTAATAACTCTGATTGTGGTAAATTCGTTACATATATCGTTGACGGTTCTAAACCTTCTAATAAAGAACCTCCTAATGAAGTTTCTTATACCGCTTATATCCGATTAAATCATTTTAAAGAAATTTTAGCACAATTCCAAGCTAAAGAAACTACACAAATACCTGATGATGTTATTAAAATGATTAAAGACCGTATTAAAAAAGAAAGAATTACTGATTATTCTTCTATTAATTATGATGTTATGAGAGATTTACTCCGTAAACTTGGTCTTAATAAATATTTTGAACATATTCAATATATTAATTCTCTCTTCGGTATTAAACCTCCTGTTATGAATGAAGAACTTCATGAAACTTTATGTATCCTTTTTATTGAAATACAAAAACCTTGGGCTATCCATTGTCCTGCTAATCGTACTAACTTCTTTAATTATACTTATACCCTTTATCAATTATGTGTCCTCCTCGATCAAACACAATATCTACCTTATATCCCTATGATGAAAGATCGTGAAAAACAACTTGAACAAGATATGATCTGGAAAAAAGTGTGTAAAAGTCTTGATTGGCAATTTTTCCCTACTGTTTAAAATTATTAAATAGCATTTTATAATGATATTTAATTTCTATCTTCGTCTTCTAGTTTTCCTTCCTCCTTTTCCTTTTTTAAGATCTGGAAGTTCAGGAAATAGAATTGTTCGTAGACTTGATGTTCTCACTTTTTCTGCTCTTTCATCATCATAATTCTTCCCCTTTACTTCTAATGCTTTACTTAAACCTTCACGTAAAGAAGCAACTTTTTGTCTCATAGCAACTTTTTTAGCATCATTCTCCGGATCAATCCCATATATATTAATTCTAGATCCAGGTGAAAATTGGTTATCATTAAATTCTCTTATTGAATGTTTATAATTTGGAAATGGATTTCCTCCTTTTTTTTCTTGATTTTCTTAATTTTTTACATTTACATTTACATTTACATTTATTTTTACATTTACATTTATGTATACATTTACATTTTTTTGTAGAGTTTTTTCTGGATTTTCTCTTACCTCCTAAACTTTGTCTTCGTAGACTTTTATATTTATTGAATGGATCTATTTGTGCTCTTTCATTCGTTAAATATATTAATTCTTCATGTAATGTTATAGGTTTACCATTTATATCTGTCATTTTATCACTAAGTGGTGGTCGTGGACACGTATGTTTTATGCTATCTTCTATCAAGTCATGTTTTAGTTTATATAAACTAATATAATCCATACTATCATCATAAGTGCGTTGTTTAAAAGAATTAAGTTTAGAATCTAAATAACCAATTTTTTTAATATGATTTTCAAGATCTAGTCCTTTTATTTCGCATATACTATTATAATGATCTAAAATTGGATCTATTTCATTAATTCTATCAATAATTTCTATTAAACGTGGATCATTTGGAATAGATTGAGTTGGTCCCATTATATATATATTAATATAACATTATATTTGCATCATTATCCTGTATAATTTTAAGTTATGTAAAAATATTAATAAAAATATATTAATATTATTATTCAAGTATTATTAATTAGTAAATTTACATAGGGCGAGGGAAACCGACGAGGTTAGCACCTACACCGAAACCAGCACCTGTTCTAGCAGTGGCACCCATAGCAGGAATAAATACATCAAGAATACTGAAAGTAGCGGCGGCGGTCAAAGCAATAATGACAACTTCCTCTACATTAAGGGATTTCTTGGGTACAGCAAAAGCTACAAGAGCTACGACAATACCTTCAACAAGGTATTTTACTACGCGTTTTACGAGTTCATTGAAATCAAACATGTCCATCTCTAATTATATATATTGTAAAAACAAAAAAATTTCAGAGTAATTAATATTTTTTAATTTCCTAAATAATTATCAGTATAAACAATATAAAAAATAACTGAATAAAAATGTATATTGAATGAGCGGATTCGAGAAAAAACTTGACAATGAGGGCAATATTAATCCTAAATATATTGATTTAATGGATGAGGACGAACCAATAGCTGGTCAAAAATATGTATGTTTATCTTTTATTTCACCAGATAAATTACTAAAAAAGAGAGAAACATATTTATTTGATAGGTTTGTTAAAGAGTTTGATTTTACTAAATCTATGGATAAATTTGCAGGATTTTTAAATTATGTTGCATATTGCTACACATTAAATGTTGAAGATTTATTTGAGAAATTTAATAATTATGTAAAAGAAGAAAGTTCTGTGCTAAAAGAAGGTGGTATTGAAGATGATTGGAAAAATTTTTTAGATAAGAATGAAGATAAATATAATGAAGATTTCAGTAGAGAACATTCGTTTCAAACAAGTGTAAGAGGATTAAAAGTTAGAGGTGTATTTAAGACACAAGAAGAAGCGGAAAATAAATGTAAAAGTTTACAAAAAACAGATCCTAATCATAATATATTTGTTGGTCCAGTAGGTATATGGGTTCCGTGGGATCCTGAAGCATATAAAACAGGCAGAGTAGAATATATGGAAGAACAATTAAATCAACTTCATAAAGAAAAAATGGAATCAGAAATTAAAGCTAAACAACAATTTGATCAACGCATTAAAGATACAAAACGTAAAGCAATTGAAGACAATATTAAGAAAGCTGAAGAATCTGGTAATAAATTAACACAAACAATTGATGATAAAGGTAATTTAACTGGTGTTATGGAAACAGTAGATTTTGAATCGAGAACTGAAACAACACCGGAAGAGGCACAAAAACACAATCAAGAATTAATGGACCGAATTTTAAAAGAACAAAAAGACGAAGAATAAATTAATAATATAATAATTTAAATATAATATAATTATTATATTATCTATATGACATCAGTATTTAATCCAAGATCAACATTATTTCAAATAATTATTCAATATGTATTAAATGATAATAAAAAGAATATTTTTAAAATACCAGACCCTGAACGTTTTGATGAATATCTTAAATTTTCTTTAAATGTACAAAATAATGTTCTTGATAAAATATTTGATGAAAATAAAACACGTGCATTCAATGAAATGTATACATTTATAACATATCCAGATTTATCTTTTAGTGATAAAATTGATAAGTACAAGACAGCGGTGAGTAATGAATTGTTTATTAATGAAAATTTTAATAATATATTTTCTGATTTTTTTTTTCGTTGTCAAAAAGTATATCATATTTTAATTCGATTTTTCAAAATATGTAAAATAAAAATAAAACGGCCTCGTAATCAATTTGATTTAGATTTTGATAATAATCTTAATTATAATAATTCACTATCCATAATTCATAATGATGAATTATATTTATTCTCAAAAAAAGATATTATCAAATTATTTTTTAATTCCTTAGTAAATTCAAATTTCCAATTTGATAGTGATCCAAAAAGAGTTAAAAACCCATATACTAACATAAATTTTAGTTTACATCATTTATATAATATGTATTTTTATATTAAAAATAATTCTTATAATATTGATGCTTTAATTAATAATTTTTATTTTTGTAATTTTAAAATTTATAAATTTGTTATTAATTCCGATGATAATATAACTTTTTTAAATATAAAACGTTTTGTTAATAATGGGTTTGATAAAGATGTTTATTCTCATATACGTGATATGATTATTTATTATAATAAAGAAATTTCGAATAATACATCTAACATTATATTATTTAAAAATTTCCCATCAAAAGCATATATACATGTATTTAAGTTATATCTCTTACATTATTTATCTTATAAACATATTTGTAACACTACTATTTCATTCAATCATTGGACTTTATTAAAAAAAAAATTAAAAAGATTTATAAATAAATCACCAGGTTTCGGTAGACTTATTATGACTACTAAAAAAAGACGTTCATTCGGTGCCACTAATTTTCGTTTATATAAATATAATAATAAAACCTATTACATATATTATAATAATGAATATATTAATTTTTATAAAGATGAATTGAATAAAGTACCGATATATTTTAATACTGATACAATTGATTTTTATATTGATATTAATGAAAGTGATATTTTACAAGAACCTCATACACCTGATTATACTGATAGTAGTGATAGTAGTGATGATGAAACTAATATTTTACAAGAATTTGATAATAATATCCGAATTAATCAAGACCATATTATTGAAGACAATATTATTAATCAATACTATAATAATGAAGACAATATTATTAATCAACACTATAATAATGAAGACAATATTATTAATCAACACCATAATAATTTAAATATTGATCAAATATTTAATGAACAATGTTAATGAAACATATTTACTAATTTTTTTGACATCTCTCCATCTGATGGATAATGTATACCTGCATATACTCTACATTCATCACATTTTTTTGCAATTTTTTCAAATAAATCCTTTTTTGATGGATACTTTTCAGATAATTTTTTTGATAAATAATAAGCTTGATATGCATGACCAGCAGGCATTGCAGGTGTTAATCCTGTATCTGTACTTATATAGTTTAAATCTTTATATATCTGATATGGTCTAGGTCTATTTATTATTATTTTAAAAAATAATATTTCCGGTATTACCATTCTTATAATTTTTAATAATTCATCCTCACTCTCTTTTACATATGGTTTAAATCCAGCTATTATACTTTGGTTTGTTAATTCAAAATAATCTAAATCCTCTTTATTTCTTTTATTTATATATTTTTTTACTTCTTCTACTTCTTCATTATCATAGATTGGTATTGTAGGTAATAAACTATAATAACTAGGCATTAATGCCAAATATATTATAAATAAAAATAATAAACTATTAAATATTCTCTTTGTTTCTTTATTCATATACTATAATATATAAATAAATTTTACCATTTATTCTTTTTTACACTTATTTGTTGACCAGCGTTTCGTTTTCTTGATTTACTTGGATCATATTCTTCATCTTCATCATCAGATCCCATATTCGCTGAAATTTCCCAAAATTCTCTCGATCCTAACTTAAAATCTGGATGATCACTCGCTTTATACCAAAATACTTGATCATTTAATTTATTAGATTTCGCATTATTATGTATAACTAAACATTCATAATTTTCTGTTGTTTGATCCATTACTGATGAAAATGAATCTAATGTTGGAAACATACTTGCATAATTTTCCCATATTCTTTTTCTATTTGTTAGATATGGTTCTCTTAATATAAATACATAATCTATATTTGTTCTTAAATTTGGTGGTATACCTAATGGATATTGCATTGTTATTATTAACATTACTTTCCAATGTCTCCCATTCATAAATAATAACCGCATCATTTTATCACGTGTCCAACTTTGATCATATAAACAATCATCTAATATCACAAATGCTCTCGGATCTAATGTTGTTCTTCCCATTGTTTTCATATCTTGTGTCACTTTCTTTAACGCACTCTTTTGTCTTCTTAATACATTCTCTATTAATACTGTATTATATTCATCATGTATAAATAATTTAGGAACATGTTTCGAATAAAATCCATTTCCAGCCTCAGTTCCAGATATCACTGTCCCAATCGGTATATCTTGATGATAAAATAATAAATCTCTCACTAAATATGACTTACCCGTATCACGTCTACCTATCATTACTATCACAGGCCCTTTATTTTCATTTGCTTTAAATGTAATTGTTCTCATATCAAATTTCTTTAATTCAAGTGTCATTATTTTTATAGTTATACTATTATATTTTAATATTATTTTTTAATTATAACGAATTTTTATGTTTAATTTTTATCTTTAATATATAATTCTAATAATATAATTGATTATGGATCAAAAATTTAATGTATCCCTTTCTAATATTACTCCTTTTAATTTAGAGTTATCTAAAAATGACATAACTATTAATGATTATAATATTAATCATTATAAACCTTTAAATTTCTCTAATATTAGTTATTATTATCCTACTTTAGAGATTTTTAACCATAGTAATATACTTAATAATGAACATACATCCCTTTTCACTAATAAAGAAATTATTAATTACAATACTGTATATAATCATTCAAATAAATCTAATGAAAATATTGATATTTTCTTCAAATTTGCACCATTAATTGATCCTACTCGATATATGATTGGTAAATATTCCCCATTTATTAATAATATTAGTAATTTACCTAAACTTAATGATAATTCTGTATTGGAAAAATATCGATCTTCCCATAATTCTTCTTATACTGATAATTTCGCATGCTTTCTCTTAAGTAAATTATTACATCACCATAATTTTATTCATGGTATTGATTATTATGGTAGTTTCTTATCTATACAAGAAAAATATAAAATTGATATTGTTGATGAAATTGAATATTTATATGAATCTGATTATTTCAGAGATAATCTTAATAAATTATTTTTTATTGATGAAGATAATAAAGCATCCGGGTTTTCTGAATTCCTTCAATATGGTTCTAGATCTAATAAACCAAAATTGAATATTTCTCATAGTAATCATAATATTACTATTGATAATATTGATAATGATGTTGTCATTGACGATATTGAAAATATGGAAGATATTGAAAATATTTATGAAAAACAAAATAATAATAGTGATCCAGTGGATAATGATAGTGATACTGATGATAATAGTGATACTGATGATAATAGTGATACTGATGATAATAGTGATACTGATGATAATAGTGACATTGATGATGATGATAATGATGAGAATGATGAAGATGATGAATATGATGAAGATGACGAAGATGATGAAACACCAGTAAACGCATTCATTTATAATTTTCCTGTTCAAACAATTTGTATTGAAAAATGTCATGGTACATTTGATGAATTGCTTGTTGAAGATAATGTAGACGTCGATACCGGACGTTCTATCCTTTTCCAAATTGTTATGATATTAATAACTTTACAAAAGTGTTTTCATTTAACTCACAATGACCTACATACGAATAATATAATGTATATAAATACTGATATTGAATATCTTTATTATAAATTTGATAAAAAATACTATAAAGTACCAACATATGGTAAAATTGTAAAAATAATTGATTATGGTAGAAGTATTTTTAAATATAATGGTAATCTATTCTGTAGTGATAGTTATAGTCCTGGAGGAGATGCACATACACAATATAATACTGAACCATTTTTTAATAAAGATAAACCGCGATTAGATCCTAATTATAGCTTTGATTTATGTAGATTAGGTTGTTCTATTTATGATTTTATTATAGATGATGATTTAGATTATAAAGATTTAGATGATTTTCAAAAAATTATATCTGATTGGTGTAGTGATGATAACAAACGTAATATTTTATATAAAAAAAATGGTGAAGAAAGATATCCTAATTTCAAATTATATAAAATGATTGCTAGAACTGTTCATAAACATACACCAGAAGAACAATTAAATCGTCCTTATTTTTCTCAATATTTATCTGATGAGTTTATTGATGGTTTTGATATTGATGAACTTCCAAGTTACTTCTAATAATAATAAAATAAATTATAATTTTTACTATAATTTATTGTTCTTGTCCTGATTTTGCGGCTGGCATCTTGATTGTGTAAATAAAATCTTCTAATAATAAATATAACTCATTTAATGACATATATTATAATATATATTATAATATATTTTTAAAAAAATGCATGTAATAATCCCAATGATACATAAATGCAACGATGTATAATATATTCATTTAATGGAAATAAGAATGGCGCATATAACGGGAATAATAATTTAAAATTATAACCATTATGTGGGCAACTAGAAAAGATATACATAATGGTTAAAACAAATGTTTTCAAATATATCCAATTATAATCAATATTCACTAATTTCATATTTTTAACCTTCCATTTTGAAAAATCAAATTTTATTAATAGTAATATTATACCGATAAGTGATATATAATCATATATGGTTTTAAATGGAAAACATGTTTTTAATAGTATAAAAATATTTATAAACATAAGTATCCCGATAATATAATTGTTTAAATAATAATTATTATAATTAATTCCATAAATTACAACTAGTAACGAAACTGCTAGTATAGCGGTTTTTTCAATATAACGTCCAGTAAAAGATTTATTATAAAAGATAATAATTATAAAAGATACTAAAATAAATAATATAAGATAACTTATTTCTTTATATTTCGTTATGTAAAAGGATATAATTACTAATATTAACATTAACAATATTTCTTGTGTTTCCCTTTTTAATTTTAACATAATATATATTATAAAAATAAATTATCTAATTCTGGTATAGATCCTTCATCATATTTTTGTCTTATATTCACAGTCCGAATATTCATTTTCAATATTTGAGATATACCGATATCATGTTTATAATTATTTCTTTTTAGTGAATATGATAAATATACAGGGAAACCATCTATTTTATTTATTATTATATTTATAAAACCATTTTTATAACCAGAACAATAATATTGTATTTCTATTTGTTTTTTTAGTTTTATAATTTCATACATTGCTTGTATTAATCTAAATTTTGTATCTGTATATTGAATTTTTTTTATTTTTTTTGTTTGTATTAGACACTTCTCTGATAACTCTTTTAATTTTATTTTTTCAAATGGTATTTCTATATCGTTATTTATATTTTTTAAATATAAATATTTTAATAAATAATGACAAATACAGTCGGATGCTCGTCTTATTGGTGAAGTAAAATGTGTATATTCTTTACTACCAACTAAATCATGTGATGCAACATTATTCATATATTCTGCACTTATTCCATTTGTTATTATATATTGTAATAATTCATTACCATCTATATTATTAAATTCACAACCTGTTATTGCACTTGCATCACATGTTCTATATATACCATGATCATCTAAATGTATATTTAGATATTCACCTATATATGAATTTGCAAATATAGCAAATTCTTCTATCATCTGTTTCATTTGTTTTTCATCTAATTTATCTCTATAAAGATATAATCCTTGCGCGTCATATTTTATTACTGTTGTATCTACCAATTTTAATTTTATACCTATTGTTTTTTTTCCTCTCTGATGTTGTAAAGCTAGACTTATTTTTATAGCATCTTTTATTGTTTCATTTATTACGTTTGTATTATATGATAATGCATTCTCTTTTTTTACTTTTATTTTTGTAAATAACAATTTTATTTTATTTTTTGGCAAATATGTTTCTTTATCTATCTCAGTTACGATTGATAATGATTTTTTTATATTTCCATAATCATTCTCCATTAAACTTGATTTCTCCATTATTTCGTTTGGCATCATATGTATAGGTTTCCTATTTGAAGGATATCTTGTTATTATCCTTTTTTCTATATCATGCCATAAATCACTCCTAATATTTATATATTCAGTCGGATCCGCTATATGTATAGCTAAAAAAAATTTATTATTTTCAGTATATATACTAAAAGCATCGTCAGCATCCTCACAACCATCTGGATCTATCGAATATACATCTATATTGGTCATATCGACCCTATAATCTATTTGATATTTATGAGGCAAACTTAAATTATTTAAATTTATCAATCCTATATCTACTTGATTATTTCTTTTTTCACCATATAATTTTTCTATATTTTTAGAATATTCTTTTTCAAAATCCATTAACATAATATTTATTTATTTTTTAAATTATTTAATATTCATATTGATAATATTCTTCGTCTTCATCATTATATTCACTTGATTTTTTTTCATTATAATAAATTTTTTGAAATTGAGGATTATGAATAATACATTCATTAAAATCGTTAGGCATATACGTAAATGTACTTTCAAAAATAAAACATGGATTACAATCTTTTCTTTTATATATTTTATTTTTACCATTATAAGGACAATTATTACAATAACATTTTGGATATATATAATTATAATAAATAAAAGCTTCATATTTTTCTTTTTTCATATATAAATGTTCAAAATATGATATTAATGCATTATTTACAGTATCATTTTTTAGATATAATTGTATTGTATCTAAAATCTCTCTAGGAAGATTGAAGTTATTTTGTAATATTATTAAAGGTGAATTCATAATTATTTTTGTTTTATTTTTCTTTTTATTTATATTTTATTCAATTTTATATAATATATTGTATATAACATGAAAATAAAAACACAAGAAAATATAAGAAATCATTAAAAAATAATGTATAATTTATTTATATCATTTACACCTTTGAATATTTCAAATAATTTCTTAGTATTATATTATATAAATGAATTCAAGTTTATATAAACGACAAATTATTATGTTTATTGTAATGGTTATTATTGGTATGCTATTCAATCCTATGAACATATTAGCATATCGTATCTCAGACCTGTATATGTCACAAACCCTATTTTATGGTGGTTTATTAATGGCTTCAAATATGATATGGGCACATGAAATTGTTCATTATTTAGTAATGGGACATTTTAATATGTTCGTTTTCTCTGTTGGAATTATTTTATCTATTGGTGTATCAATACTATTATTACGACAACAATTATTAGTTGATGATAAACAATGGTTAAAACGAATGATACCTCATCATTCTACCGCATTAACAACGTCTCATAATATATATAATAAAACAAATAATCCTGAATTAAAAAAATTAGCAAAAGAAATAATCCATACACAAGAGAATGAAATAAAATTAATGAAATCTATGTTATAAATTCTTCAAAAATAAAGAGAATTTAAATATAAATAAATTATATATGAATAAAACAAGGAAAAATAATAAAAATAATAAAAAACAATTTTTATTTAATCCAAACAATCCCAAAAAAAGTTTTGATGTATATATAGATAAAGATCCTAGTGATACAATACCTATAAAATATACAACAATTAATGATGTAAAAAAAACTATAAATAAATTAGAGAGATTATATAAGAAAGGAGAATATCCACATAAACGAATATGGCAAGTAGGAATGATAATGAAAGTAAGATTAGAAGCAATGAAAAAACATAAAAAAAATTTATATCCAAACGCAAAAAAAGTAAGAGAACGATATAATTTATCAAATAAATATTTTAAATTCTTAAAAACGCGTTCAAAAGAAAAAGATAATAAAACTAGAAAGAGAATGAAATTTAAAATGTAAATTTATTATATATGAATAAAACAAGGAAAAATAATAAAAATAATAAAAATAAAACTTTAAAAAAAAACAAACCACACTATTTAACAGTCTCTGATATACATAAAATCGCATATTATACTTATGGTAATAAAAATAATGAACCTATATTCGTTATTCATGGTGGACCAGGTGGTAGAAGTAAAATTAAAATGTTGAATTTTTTTAATTTAAAAAAATATTTTGTTGTTTTTATTGATCAACGAGGTTGTGGTAAAAGTAAACCATTTGGTGAGTTGAAAGATAATAATACGTCTAATTTAATTCATGATATTGAGAGAATTCGTACTCATTTAAATTTAAATAAAATCAATATTGTCGGGTTTTCTTGGGGTTCTTATTTATCCTTATCATATAGTGTAAAATATCCTCAAAATATTAAAAAAATTGTTGTTGGAGGCGTTTATTTATGTAAAAAAGAAGAATATAACGATTTTGAAAGAGGTGATCTGTTAAAAAAAATATATCCGGATGTTTTTGATGAATTAGGTGTCGCAAATTTCAAGAGAACTGACAAACATATTTTAAATAATTTATTAAGAGAACTATATACAAATAAATTAACTCCTGATAATAAAAAACTAAATAAATTAACAAAAAATGATAAATTAGAAACCATTCTGTATATGCATTATATTGAAAATAATTGTTTCTCTAGAGATTTATTAAATAAAATAGATAAAATTAAAGATATTCCTGTCATTATTATACAAGGTAGATATGATATTGTAACACCAGCTTATTATGCATATGAATTACATAAAAAATTACCAAAATCTAAAATTTATTTCACTACATCAGGTCACAAAATGGAAAAAGAAGATAAAGATCTTTTATTAAAAATTTTTAAAAAGTTATAATAATAAATTAAGGATAATATTCTACCATATAACTCATTGATAAACCTTGCACTAAATGCATCGGAACAGTATGAGCAAATATAATTATCCAATATAACAAATCATCTATTTTTTTTTCATTATTCTGTAAATATCTTATTTCATTATAAAAAAAATATTTATTAAAAAAGAACAAACATATATTTATTAACGAAATAATATAATAGACATACCAATGCTTATTTTTTATAAACATCTCAATTGCAGTTATAGAAGAATAAATAATAACAACATTTTTATCTAATTTATGTCTATAACCTTCCTTAAAATTCGACCATAAACTAATTGTAGTAAAATATAATAATAATGAAAATATTCCAGAAAAATAATATTTATTCTTAATACAAGATAAAAAATTAACAAAAAAAGATAGTGATGTTAAATAAACTATATTTGTATATTTATTTGGTATGTATGTCATTTATAAAATATTAGAGATTATTTTATAAATTATTTCATATAATTTTCTTTAAATTCATCAGGTGTCATAATTTGTATTTTCAATTCTTCGGCTTTAGTAATTTTATTAGATTTGTCAGATTTAGATTTAACAATTAATGCGAATGTATCAAGTTTGACAGTATCTACAAGAGAAGCACTAAATATTTTTAAATATTCAATAATTTCTTTATCTCTAACTTTAGTCATAACAATTTTTTTATTATACAAAGGATGAGATTTAGCTTCGTCAGAAATTAATATATTTTCAACGGTTTTAGGTTTTTCATTCAATTTATTACTTAAATCACATAGTTGTAAAAATTCTAAAAAGCTAGGTGTATTGGATACAATAGCTTCAGCATTTTCTTTTCCAATACCATTAACAGAGATTAACATATTTTTCTTTTCATCGGCGGTTTCAGTGCGTGTGAAAAAATCAGGATATTTATCTAATACCGGTTTTATTTTTCTCTCTCCTATTCCTCTGCCTAATTTATTAGATGCAGCTGCAATTTGTAACAAAGATGCATTATTAACTTTATCATGTATACCATCATGTATTTTTTTACTAAGTTTGTCTTTAAAACCATCAACATTTTTAAAATCATCAAGTTTCATATGTAAAACTTTTGGAATACTGTTATAACCTGCGGAGATTAAACGATTAACATTACCTTCAGATAAATTATCAACATCTAAGCTAGTAAAGAAAGCGGTCATATTTTTAGATAAAACATTAATATCATCATCTTTATTAGATAATATAATATCTACATGTGTATCTGTCCATGTATATGCAACATCAGGCATTTTAGGTTTATCTGCTGGTATAGTAACACTTTTAATATGAGGGATAACATCACCACTTCTAATAATTTGTATGGTAGCACCAATACCTATTTTATTTTCTTCAATAAACTTACCATTAAAACCGGTTGCATATTCAATATTTGCCCCACCAATATTTACTGGTGTAATGCGAACTCTAGGTTTTAAATAACCACTTTTACTTGGGTTCCAAATTACATCTAAAACCATTGATTCAGCAACTTGATCAGATAATACCATTTTAAATGCGAAAGCATGATCAGGATTTTTATTTTTTCTTTCATATATATCATCATCACTTACAATAACACCATCAATAATATAATCATAATTATTACGATAATCAATAAGAGTTTGAGATAATGTATCATTATTAATATCGGAAGAATTACTATTTTTAACAACTTTAAAACCAAAATCATTAATGAATTTCATCTGTTCACTAGGTTTAACATTAGGTTCAATTAATTCATAACTAATAAAATCTATATCTTTAGCTTTTAAATCACCTTTTTTCTTATTAACAATTCCAGCAACTAAATTACGAGCATTAGAGAAATCCGATTTATATTTTGTATCAAATTTATTTTTTTTAATAATAAATTCACCTCGTACAATAACATCCATTTTATTAGGGAGACCATTAACATATTTGAGTAAATGAGATACATCTTGACCTACACTACCGTTACCTCTAGTATATAATTTTCTTTCACCATTCATGCTATAATAAAGTCCACTAACACCATCTAATTTACATGAAAGAATATATGGACCTTTATATTTTTTTTTCCATTCAGAAACAGAATCAGTAGTAGGTTTAATTTTATTCATGGACGGCATATTAACAGGAAGATCCACTTTATTTTTATCAAATTCAGCACCAGTATCATTTAAAACATCAGAATTAGGGTATTTACCAGAAAGATATTCTCTAATAATATCAAACTCACCATCAGTTAGAGTTACATTACTTTGTTTTTCTAAATAAGAGTGAAATTCTTTATTGGCAACTTTAATAATAGCTTCAAGTTCATTTTTATTAAGAGTATCAAGGTAATTAACACCATTTTCTTTAAATTTATTCATCATTTTAATAACATTAGCAGAAGTAAATTTATTTTTTTTAGGAGCCATTAATTTATTATCCTTACTTTTATTTATATTCTTTTTTGTTTTTTTATTAGATTGTATAGGTGTTTTTTTTTTAGTTTTAGAAGGAGAAGGTGAACTGTTAATAGTTTTTACAATTTTACTAATATTTTGGTTACGAATTTCTATAATTTTATTAATAATAGCATTTTTAGTAGTTAACTTACCAGAACTTTTTTTACCTTTTGGAAGATTTAATAATTCAGATAATTCATCTCTTAATTGTTGTCCATTCATTTTTTTATATTTTTGATATAAATCTTCATTTTCTTGTGTTTTTTCAATACTTTTTTCTTTTTTTTTAGTTTTATTTGGAGATTTTTTATGTTTACGTTTAGTTTTTGATATATTTTTTGTAAAATTATTAAAAATGGTTTTATCAATCGGAACTAGGGCAGTACCATTAATACGTTCTTCCGGTGTTTTATATTCCAATTTTAAATAATCAAATATATCAGTTTCATTATAAATATTCAAATCCATTTTTTCTTCTTTTTTTCCACCATGTTTTTTATGAAAACCATGTTCATTTAAAGATAAACCTTTTTTTAAAGCAAAACCTCTCATAACCGTATTAAAAGATTTACTACCAGTAAAATATAATAAAGCAAAAGGATATTCTTTATTAGTTGTAAATAAAAAATCTACACGTCTAGCAACACTATTATTATTTAATTTTGCGATAACAAGAGATTTATGATCACCTCTAGATAATACTTCAATTATAATATTATTATTTATTAAATCATCAAGAAAAAGATTAAAAATATCTACATTATCACTTGTAAATATTACATCAATATCTCCTGAATCTGTAGCACCTCTTCTATAACTACCTACAATTTCAAATTTACTTTGTTTATTAGCTACGTTAATAAATGATTTTTCAAAAACCTTTTCGTATAATTTAATTTCGTTTCTTGGTATTCTTTTTAAAATATCCTCATAATATTTTAACCCAATTTTTTGTTTATCATTTAATAATTCATCTTGTCTATTTTTTAATTTACGAATAGAATCTACACCTTCTTTAACTAAGTCCTGTGCTTTTTTTGGACCAATTCCGTATACATCAGATAATATATTTTCAGGTCTATTTTCAAAATCTTCTATTAATTTTAATTTACCTTCTTTTAAATATGTTTCAAATTTTTCCATAATAATTTTTCCAATATATGGTTTATCCTTTAATTGTTCTAAATCAGTAATATCTTCATCAATATTATATATAGTTTCTTGTGCTTTTTTATAAGCCCTTGCTCTCATCGGTTCTCCTTTTTTTAACATAATATTATTTAATTTTTCTAATAATTCTGTTAATTTATCATTTAACCTCATTAATTATATATAAATTACATATAATTAAAATACAGTCAAAAAAAATGGATGATCATATTTCTATAAAAAATCAATTAATTCTATCGTTTTTTTTACTTTTTTTATAGCAGGTTTAAAAAAACGTGATGAATATAAGAAACAAAAAATAAATAATTGTAATTTCATTATAATATAATATATAATTTATATATATTTTTAATTAAAAATTAGGATTATCAGTAAATACAGAGGCATGTTTGGTAGGAGACACTTTTGTATCAGTTAAAACATTAAACATTTGTGTAACCGAATTTCCAGCATTCAAAAGAATTGTACCTCCTAAAAATGATGATGCAAATACCATTAGAATATCTCGAATAAAGGTTTTAACAGGTGCCCATTCCTTCTCAATAAATTTCATTTCAATCATTTTGAATATTACAAAAATAACAGTAACCACAAGAGAAAAAAAAATTATTTTTTCCATTTTTATAATTTTATTATTCAAAAATTATTTAATATATAAACGAATTCGTCTTTATCATAACTTGTCACATATCGAGTTTGAAAATAATTTTAAATTTTGTTCTAAATCAAATAATATTTTATTAAAATCCTTCATACTTTGTTTTAAATCTAATATTTCATCATGTTTTTTTTTAATATAAGCTGTACATAGTTGAAGCGATTTATTTACATTTGAATTTTTATCTTTAAATAATTCTATATCCGCGTTTATAATAATATTAATATTATCAATAAAATCAAAATGTTCTTGTATTAATTTTTTATCATTATTTTCTATATCATTATTATTATATTCATTATTTATTTCATTTATAAGTTCATCACATGCATATACTTTGTGTATTTTTTTGAAAATATATTTTGTATCAAAAACAAAAGATCGAAATAAAATTTCATTTTCATTTTTATTATAATGTATATCATTATAGTCATATGGTATCCAAAAATCTTTATATTGCGACATTAGTATTACTAATTCTTCTTCTGCTTTATCAAAATTATCAGAAGTTATTTTTTCATTTAATATAATAACTGATTTATCTATAGAAGACAACATATTATTTTTATTATATAATACAAATAATAAATAACTATTCAACTTTATGCTTGTTTAAAATGGTAATTCTTCAACATCATTTAAAACAATATTCTCTGTAGTAATATTCATAGAACCATCATCATTAATTTCAGAAACATTATTTAATTTTATATCTTCGCCAATATTTAATATTTCATCATCACCATCATCATCCGCTAGTTCTTCTAATTTTCTTGCAATTGCACGATCATTACTTATTTCTTCTAATCTCTCAATATTTTTTGGTGCACTTATTTGTTCTTTTTCATCATTCCCATTTAATACACTATCTATATCATTAAATGTAAGTTGTGTTTTTACTACTTCTTCATCAATATTTTTAACAGAAGGTACTTGTTCAGGTATATCATCATCTTTAGTAATTGGGTCTGGTTTTTCTTCTTCTTCTGTTTCTTGTTTCTTTTCAGGTTCATTCGGAATATCTTCAATTATTACTTCTTCTTCTTGTTCTTCACTTTCATCCATATAAGCACGTATAATTTCTTCAGTCGGTATACTTTCTCTTATTGCCATCATAATACATTCTTGTATAATTGTTTCTATTTCTCTAGAATTCTTTTGTCTTTCTAACGCATTTACATTTTTATCATATAAATAAGTATTTTTATACATTTTTCTAGCAGTATTTACATAAACTTTATGAATAAAAATATCTAATTTTGGTATTGAAATATCTACTTTTTTTTGTTTATTTCCAACTCTTATACATGTAAGTATTTTCAATTGTATTATATGAACACATGATATCAAATCTTCTAAATAATTACAACCACTTTTTTCAATGATACGTTTTCGTTCATCTTCTATAATTTTTTCATTCCATTTTGGAATTCTTGAAAGTAAATTTTGATAAGTCATTAAATATTTATCTAACTCATTATTTTCAACACACATATTCCACGACTCATCAAATAACGACTTTAATCCGTCTTGTACTAAAGGTGTTAAAATACTTACTAAACGACAACACCATTCATTTCTAGATTCATGAAGATTTGAAATAACAAAATCGTCCATATTTATATTGTTGTAATACTTTTTAAATCATCTTTTGAACGAAAAAATATTATTTTTAATATTAATAACATTAATAATTTTTCATATCTAAATTCGGTCCTTATTTTATCAAATATTATTAATAATTCTGATTTGTCATGCTCACTATCTATATTTTGTTTTTTATAATTATTTATTAAATCTAAACATGTTACACCATTCTCATAAAAATATTGTGAATAATTATTTATAGTTTTTAAATTTATTTCATTACTTTCCTTTAATTCTATTAATTCTAACATTTTATTATTTAAATTATCTAATAATGATTTATCTATGAGCAAATTCTCTAATTCTTCCATTTTTAATTTTTCTAAATTATATATTTTTCCATCTTTTATATACTCATTTACATATATTTCACAAAATCTTGATAATATCGGTTGTAATAATTTATATTTATTCTCTAATACCATAAAAAATCTGGTTGTATGACTGAATTGTTCTATACATCTTCTTAATGCTGATTGTGCATCTGTTGTTAAATTATCTGCATTTAATAATACTATTGTTTTAAATAATAGTGTGTTACTTGAATTTAAATTTGATTTTGCAAAAAATTTTAATTCATCCCTTATAAACTTTATCCCTTTCCCATGACTACAATTTACCATCATAACATTCGATTTTATCAATTGTTTATTATTACTATAAATTTTATTTATAAAATTTTTTACTATCGTTATTTTACCTGATGATGATGTACCATGAAATATTAAATTCGGTATCTTTTTTGTTTCAAAAAATGTATTTAATTTATCATTTATTTCTTTATGAATATCCATTTAATTATTTAAATTATAATTCCTTTAAATAATTATTTATCTTCTTCTATTTTATTCATCATATAATTCTTTGTATTCATCATTTATCCTTCTTATTTCTTCTTCTATTTCACTAGTGTCATTTCCTTCGCGTTTTAAGTCTCTAAATATTTCTTTCGCTTTTTGTCGTCTACTTTCTAATTCTTTATCTTTTTTATCAAATTCTCTATTCAGATCTTTTTTTGGATCAATTGTGTGTCTTCCTGAACCAGCTTTTTTTATTTTCCGTCTTCTTGTTTTTCTTTTTAATGTTTTCCGTCTTCTTGTTTTTCTTTTTAATGTTTTCCTCTTTTTTTTCAATGATTTTCGTTTATTTGTTTTATTTTTATCACCACCCTTTTTAGGTTTAAATTCAGGTCTCCGAAGTGCAGCTAGTTCCAATGCAGCTTGTCCATCATAATATTCTTTTTCAGTTAGGGTTAGTTTTGGCAGATTAGGATCCTGGTTTTTTTCGTAACGTTTATCATGGTCAGGCAGTGGCGTCAAGCCATCGGCATAGTTTGAAGTATAACCATGTGCTGTGACCCGCCCGGGATAACGATATTCATTACCTGTTCTGCGATACGAACTGTGATACCTTTCAATTTGATCAATCGGAACTCCAACCGTTCCACTTGATGTGCGTGGATTATTTTCGTCCCATGTAACAGATTTGTTACCATTTGATTTTGACATTATATAATATAATATCATTTTATTTTTTTTATAGTATTAATTTGATGTGTTAGCATATATTTATCTAAACTTATTGTTTTTCTTCTTAAATTACATTTTAAACATGAAATCTCTACATTATCAAAATTATGTCCATAATTATTATCAATACGATCTAGTGACCATTGATTAATATCTCTAACGTATTTATAAAATATTTTTGAATTTCCATTACAATATAAACATTTACAACCACAATCAATTAATTTTTTTAATGTTTGATCAATATTTATAATTTTTTGGGGATTATACTTATTTTTTTTAACATCTTGACTTTTATATCCAGACAATTTTTTTTTTATTTCATTTTTTAATAAATTTGTATCATCATTGATAATATTATTTTTTAAATCATTTAATATTTTAAATTCATCTTCGTAATTTATATTATCATAATTCCATACATTTTCTCTTGTTATTAATCGATTTGTTTTTGTTTTATTTTTTGGTTTTTCTTTAATATCAACAATAATTTTTTTAATGCTATCTTCCATAATTAA